TGGTACCAAAACATTAGATGTATTGCCTACCCCTAATTGCCCAGCCCCATTCCTCCCCCATACCCACACATCACCATTATCCATAAGCACAATATTGTCGTGACCCTGCCGCTCCCACTTAATCGGCTTTCCTGTTGTCCCAATCGGAAACGCTGGTGTGAGAAAATTAGTTGACCTATCTGCTGGACTAGCCCCATTCCCAAGCGCACCATTCCCCGCATCCCCCCAGCATCGCAAAGTGTTATCATCTAAAATGACCCCACCTGATCGATACCCACCATCACTAGCTGCGCCATCCGTATTCGGTAACTTAACAACTCGCCGTTGTGGGTTTTGTTCCCACTGGACAGTAGCACTTGCCCCCACGCCAAGCTGGTCGTATTGATTACCAACTGGCAATCGAGTAACAGACGTACCATTGTTGTACAACAAATCCCCTTTAGCAGTCAATGCCTCTTTAGCTGGTAAATTCAAAACAAAATAATCATTGGTTTCATCAAATACTATCTCAGCATTTTGGTTTGCAACAAGCTCGCCCCCAGCCAATGCGCTACCACCATTTAATTTTAAATCCTTAGCACCTAAACTATTTATATTTACTGTACTTGCCCCAGTGTTGGCATTAACAACCTTAAACCGAAAACGCATACCGTTTTTTAAACGCCATACATCAGCAAGGTCATCATCCGCTTCTAATAAGTAAACATCAGCAACTGACCCGGCTGACTCTTTGTAAAAATCACCTTTAGACGCAACAACCGCCCCAGTCTTAGCCATCTGAAATAAATCAGATTCAGACTTGGTTTGGCTAGACGTATCAATGTAATTGTCCGTTTCTGCCTTAATATTATTGGCATCCGTTACATTAAACACCCCATTTGTTGGATCACCTAAAACAAAATTATTATCTCTAATTGCCATCTTTTAATTCCTTATCCAAATTTTACCACACTACGACTCTTGAAATACTACTGTTTTATTTGCTGGGATCAGACTTTTTATCAAACATTGGAAAACGGCAGCCTTATCTGGATTTGTTGAAAAATTACCACTTATCAAAAACAATGACCGCTCATTATTGTTTAAAACAAATGGAAGCGTATAGTTAAATCCTGTTGACAAACCAAATGTAATTGTAAAACCGTATGCGTCCGCTAAATCAATCAAATGCTGTTCTGTTTGATAGGCCAATGATGTGAGTTTAAGAATTACATTGTCCCTACGCTCCTGTAATGTTGTTGCTAATGGAATGCAGTTATCCGGAATTCCCAGATAACTCTCCCATTCGCTCAACAAGTTAATTGACGTGCTTGGCAGCACCTCTGATATTAAATCTGCTATAAAATCGCCAAAACGCTTAAATTCTTGGCTTTTAGCATTTTGGTATGATCTAAGGTTTGTCCCTTCTACATACTTAGCAACAAATGCTTCGCCGTTTGGTAAAAAATGGTTTAAAAAATCAACCCATTCAGTAGCTGTATATTTTTTAATACCCATCAAAATGTTACCGTTCCAAGAACAGCCAATTCACTAATGCCAACAGATATATCAGTTGTTGGGCTTGTTAGCGTGAATGACTGCAATTGATTACCACCAGAGTCCACAACGCCATTAATTACTGAGTTGTAGTCAATCGCTCGTATATCTGTTGCTAGATTGGCCGATGAATTAAAATAATCAGTCAATGCATTTTTAATTGCTGTTTGCATTGCAGCAGTATTAGGTGTTATTGCTGAGAATGTAAAATTGACTGTCACCGCTGTAGGCGCATCCACAATAACATCACTTGCGCTCATTGTGGATGGCTTTATCTCTAGTATTTTATTATAAACATCCGTGATTTCCCCAGCACTTGGAAAAATTGACGTATCGTTATCCCGAACAAAAAAGACACGAACTTGGCCTAAGGCGGCTACTGGGAAACTTGCGACAATAGTCCCAGTCGCTGGTGTTGATGGCGAGCCAGTTACTAAATACCCAAAATTATTAGCATCTATTTTTAATATCTTTTTTTGAACAACATTGTATTCAGCCTCATTCGCCCCAGTTACTGTTATTGCCTGCCCATTGTATAACCCATGCGCTGTTTTGTTAAATACGGCCAAATAATCGCCGTTTCGTGTGACACTAGTTGCCGTTATTGATGAATCAAACTCGCCAGCACCTTGAACCCATACACGGGTAACGCCATTAATTAATTTAGCTTGTTGAATTATATCGGTTTTATTAAAGTTTGCCGGTAAATTTTGCCGTCTAAAAATATAACGTGTGTTAAAATCATCATCACTTTCAACGTCAGAACCGCCAGCAATCTCGCTAAAATCCACATAAGCCGTTGCATTAACACCAGATATTGGACTTGCCAAACCAAGGCTTGCCCCAGCATCTTTATTTTGACTCGCCCCATACTCTGTTGATGTAACTGCCACATTCGCATAATCAATATCACCTTGGATTGTCCCTGTGGCTGGTGTAGTTGGCGTTGTTGTAATTGAATATGTAAATGTGGTTAGCCCAGTTACATTAATTACATACGTTCCGTTATACTCAGTTTCATTAGCCCCAGATATAACAACGCTCAATGAAGATGCTAGGCCGTGATTGCCAGACGTTGTGGCCGTCACGGTACTGCCAGACCGTGTTAATGATGATATGGTCAATGTCGTGGCTGTTATCGTTCCAGCAGCTGTTGTTTGATAAATATTGCCATTATCAGATGTCACCTGCGTGGATATTGGAATTGTTGATGTGGCTGTACCAGTAAACACAATGTTTCCAGTTGCCAGCGTTGCCGGATTGCGTGTCAAGCCATATTCAGCAGCGAACTTATCTAAGTATTCACCTGTAGGGTTATAATACAAGTCAATCATTTGTTGTACGGTTTGATATAACTCATAAAACGCTTTAGAATCCGCAGCATTAATCGCACGTATAAAACTGGTGCGTAAGTATGGGTCTAACTCGTTTAATTCATTAATAATATCTGTGTTTATTCTCTCGAATATTTGTTGCGAACTTGGTATCGATAAACTCATGTATTCACCTATGCTATTGTTGTTTTAGACCATAAATCATAGGACTTATTAAAAGTAGTCCCATCGCTCTGTTTTATTGTAATTGATAACACTATATTGTCATTCTTTAATATACCAGATACTATAACAGTTTGAGCAATACCGTCATCGACTAGCCATTGCAAACATTCTGAAGCATACGATTCAGCTAATGAAACTGTCTCTTGGTTAGCTCTTTTTTGGGACAACAACCATAGTTTTGACCCTATTTGAAAATCGTTTTCATTGTTTAATTCATCAATGATATTCCCTCGCCTATTTTGTGGGGTAGCAACCTCTGATGCTTCTGCACGTTGGTCAATATTCAAGCTGTTAATAATGGCAGTATCAAGCCCCTGTGTCTTTTTAAAGTCCCCACTAGAAAATGAGATGTCGTAAATACCATTGCTATTTTTGGCTAAATAGATATCATTCACTTTTACTAGATTCCTTGCTTATATCCAAATGCTCAATTTTTAATCGCAAATAATCTTTATTCTTAGTTTTCTTGCTCCACGCTGTGCTAGATTGCTGCTCAGCCATTGCGTTAAGTGTATAGTTTGCGTTTACTCTTTGCTGATTCACTTGATCGCTAACCACTGATCTATTCAACCAAGCTTTGCTTTGATACGCAACAGAATTTCCAAACGATATACTGCTCAAACTTTGGTTGTATATACTATCCATACATCAATTATACATTATTGAGGGGGGTTTGAACTACCTGGTGCGCTAGGCACAAAATGCGTATGTGTATCTAAGTCAATTCCACCAGTAGTTGAAACGGTGCCGCCAGTAACACTACCTCCAGTTATGTCACCGCTAACTGTTAGCCCCCCAGATACTGTAACATCCCCTGTTATAGTCGTTCCACCATTAACATTAATGGCTGGTGCTGTAATATCAACTGAACCGCTAGAAACAACCTCTATTTTTTGTTCAGCATTGAATTTAACAAAATCGCCAGTAACAAAATTACCAACAACAACCTCACCCCCCTTTAAATTTTTAAATCTATCCTTGCCAGATGCTGTAAATGCTATTTTCTGATCTGTTGTACCCATATTTACCACGACAGCTAAATTGTCAGCAGGGGCATTAGCGCAGAATCCATAGGGGTATACGGTAACAATATCTTTAGCCTGCCCATGGTATGTGTATTGCGCCACAGGCAAATCCCCAGCGTCATCCTCAATATTAGACACATATCCAAATTTAAACATTGATTTTAATCTTTGCAATATATTATTCATGAAAATAAACCTAAAAACCCTAAAGACAACGGTGAATCCGGTGCCATTTGATACGAATCTTTTTTAACCATTATTAATTCTGTAACACTTCCTTGGTCTACATTGTATGAAAAATAAACATCTTTGATTAACAGTGTGTCATCCACATTTAACCGCTGATCTGTTACCGATACCAAGCAGTTTGGTGTCCAAACATTTGAATCGTCCACCAAAAACCCCTGGACTTTACAAGAATAGCTAAACCCACGGGCTTTACGCACTGATGCTTCCCACTCAGCACGTTTTTTAGAATAATCGGAATCCCCAGCCGTTTCATCAACTATAGTTAATACCCTGCTTGACCGTATTTCGCTATCAGACGACTCCCCATCTTGATTGGTATCTTTTTTAACGTCTATACCAGAACCGCCAGAAACAAGCCCTAAAACGTCATTTTGTGATTTCACAATATATTTATTATAACGATTAAAGGTGCTTTCATATTTTGAAGCACTTAAAACATTGTTTTGAGACGCTAAAAATGGACTGTAGTTATGTGTAATTTTTTGTGAATACTCCACTCCCTCACCGCCCCTAGTAATTACCAAATTGCCCTCACCGTCAGTTGTAGCCATAACTTGACGCTTAGCGCAATATCTATCAACAGCTTCAAATAGACTTACCCCTTGGTCAATATTAACTTGATCTTTTTTTGTAAAAATATCTGGACGCACTAAATCAATAACATTGATATTCCCAACCCCATTATCGGACAACAACTTAGTCAACAATGCTTTTAGCGTCATTGACCCAGTAATCACTAATGGATTAAAGACTGTCCCATCTACTATGTCCGATGTTCTGTCACGCCCAGATATAGTTACCGTATGCCCGTCATTGCTATATTCCGATGATATTATTTCAACGTACCCATCTAAAATTGATACTTCATGAAATAAAATAACCACGTCATCCCCTAAAGCAATAGGAAAGTCCTCCAGTTTTTCAACCGTTCCAATAACCGTAAATTCATTAGCAATCGTTTCTAGCGATCTATTAACGTCAACTGATAAAAAGTTTGAATAAGCAACGCCATTTACCTCAACCACAATATCCTTACCAAAAACCTTATTGATAAAGTTTCCAGCTTTAGTTTTAAATCCCATTAAACCGCCTCAGTAATGGTTTGGATCCCCTCAACAAATCCAGTATTTGAAATACTGTTTAAATCAATTATTTCAGCGTTTTTAGATGAATCACCATATAAACTATAGGACAATACACTACTTGGAATTAAATTTGTTGTGTATGTAGTTAAGTCTTTCAATTCTAGCGTTGAAAAAAATCTCATAACCGCCGTTTTAATTTCAAGTATAGACAACCTAGATTCAGAATCAATAAGAGGATTGTCAGAAACTACTACATACTCACCATCTAATTGCTGAATAACCCCATCCAATTCAACCTTATTTAAATATGTGATATTAATTGAATTATCGTAAGCATAGGACAAATTTATAGTTTGAATAACCAAACTTATTGTATTTAACAACTCCGCATCTGTCTCACTAGACTGTATATTTGTAATGTTTTTCCCAAAACTAAATAACTCTACGTTTAATAAATATTTGCTTTTAAAATCTTTTCCAACCTTGTTATAGGCAGCAAACAGTCCGTCTAACTCATCACCAATTTCATTCTTTGCAACAATAGAAAACATTCGGTCATTCATATCATTTGCAATAGCGTTAAAATCGCTGTTGTTTTCATTTTCAATCTTAACAATAGCCTTTCGCATAGTGTCGATCAATAAATTAACTCTATCAGCCAATAACCGTGTTGTGTTGTTTTTTAAAATTCCTTTTAATGCCATGCTAAAAACCAAACCTTTTTAATCTTGATTTACCAAACGACTTAATCTTTCCAATTCCGGCAGCCCGTAATGAACTTATGGCTGATGTGGTCAATGTAGATAAGGACGGCAAGAATAGCCCAAACTCAATAATAAATGTAATTGAGTAATCATAAAGCCCATATTTATCAATAGAATCGCTTTTTGTGTACGTAGTAACCTTTGCCGTGAAATTACCGTATTTTGGATGGGACAAAATGCCCGATCCGCTTGCGTTTAAAGCAGCATCTAAAACGTCCCTATTATCGTCATCAATTTGCGCTGAAACAGTAAACTGCTTAGGCATTTTCCCCATTTGCTCAATTTTAAAATTATTAGAACCTGGGTATAAATGCTGGACTGTCTTAAACCCTCGTTGCTCTGTGCTTCCACGGTAATAAAAAGGTATTCCACGCCACGATGCCTGTTTAGGGTTAGCCATTATGGATTCACCCCAACTGTCTGCATAATGCGCCCACGATTACCAGAAAATCCAAAGTTGCTAGTGGACACTTTACTGCCTTTGTCGGCTGATACAGTTATATTCCCATTTAATTCAACTGATTGAGATTGTGGCCGTGATGTACTAAACATTGCTTTAGAAACGCTATCTTGGCCTGTTATTCCTCCAACAAATGTGGTTGCCATATCAGACTTGTACTTTTTAAAAAACGAATCAAAAATATTAAAGTATCGTAAAAAATCATCTAGCGCACCCTTTACAAAATCAACCGCCGTTTTAAACGCCCCTTTAATAATGCCCCCAAACTTTGAAAAACCTGCATTTACTTTATCCCAGTTTTTATACAACGATTTTGCAGCCATTACCAACGCCACCATTATAGCCACAATTCCAATATTAGATATAATGAATCCTACAGCAGCAACAGCAGTCCCAATGGCTATAATTGCAGGGATCGCAACAGCAGCAGCCCCAACCACTGTTAAAATAGCTTTTGTCAATGCTCTATTATTTTTTACCCATTCGTGTACACGTTGCAATACATTAATAACAATCCCTGCGAATGCCTTCGCTTCTGGCAAAAATTCATTACCTATAGCAGCAGTCGTTAAAACAAAATTGTCTTTTAACGTACTTATAACACCGCTTAGCGTTTTTGACTGATTTATCATTGCCCCATGAGCAAATCCACCTTTTTTAGTCATATTAATCATGGCTTGCTCAATCATTTGAAACGATATTTTTCCTTTGGATGCCATATCAAAAATAGCGGACTCATTTACACCAAATTCTTTAGACAATAACGCTATCGCTGGTATCCCCCTGTCAGACAGTTGCAATATCTCCTCAGTCATTGCCTTGCCTTTATTCTTTATTTTCGCAAATATAGAACTCATATCTGTCAATGGGACATTTGAAACAGCAGCTATGTCACCTAAAAACTGCAATTTATCCGATATTTCCTCAACAGGAACGCCAGCAGCTAACAACTGCCTTCCTGCCTTACTCACTTGCTCTAACTGAAACGGCGTTTTAGCTGTAAATTCATTCAATTTAGCTACCATTTCAGCGGCTTTATCAGCATCTCCCAGTATGCCCAAAAAGCCAGTACGCATAGTTTCCATTTTTGCGGCGTTTCGCAACAATATACCAAACCCAGCAGCAACAGGCAAAGTAAAGCGTGTTACCATTTTCTTTCCAAACTCAACGGCTGTATTACCCATTGATTTTAGCTTTTTATCAAGTTTTTCAACCTTAACTCGTGACTTATCTGCTTGCTCTGCAAACTTGACCATATTACGGCTAAATTTGTCCCTAACTTCGACTAAATAACTAACTGATTTCATCGTTTCCTTTGTTGCTTTTCAATCTCTCGATTTTTTTGCGCCACAATATTACTTACCTCTTTATTATACAACAACAACTCACCCATATTCATATCCATTAACTCAGAATAGTTAAAATGGTGTTCCATCATGTAAACTACAAACCCCTCAATAGTTATCCTATTAATAAACTTAAAATCGGTAAATAAAAATAATGGCTTATTTTCTACAAGGCCAGCGACAAAAAATGGTCAGCATACCCCCCAGCTAACGCTTTTAAATCAGGCAAATCCAAACCATTATCAAAATGAGTTTTTTTCATTTGAACACCATCAATAGTTATCGTTGGCTTATCTTCTGTACCAGAAAGAAATATTTGTTCCAAGTTATACATAATAGAAACAACTATATCCGCATCTGCAAACTGAATAATTAAACTTCCTATACCAACTTGGTCATCCGTATTAGATTTTGCATCACTTTGCTTACCAACCCCATCTATCATGGTATTAATTTTTGGGAAGACACTTAAAAAAGCGTTGTTTAAATCTGCTTCCAACTTTAACACTTTATACTTATCTCGTGGTCGTGGGGCATAAACACAAACATCTGATGCATCTACATACTCACCATTTTTAGATATTTTAATTGGGGTTTTTAAAGTGTATTCAAAAAATTCTTTCATTTTTTATCCTCGATAATCACACAAATCAATTTAGCCTCCTTCAAATCTGGGGTCAAAACATCAATGCTTGGATTCTCCCAATGCACCGAATCACCATCAAACACAAACTCAGCAGGGAAGTTGTCTTTTAATCCATCCAGCCATGCTATATTCCAATAATTTAAACACATATTAAAAACAATCGACCCATCCGGCCATTTCATACATGACATACCTTCAAAAGTCTTTCCGCTTATCTCTAAACGACATTCTGACGGGACTGTGGATTGATCAATACTTATCGATTGCATACTAGATTCAAGTATAGCATAATAATTAGTATAATGTCAATAATAATATTAGACAATTTAAATGCTACTGAATCTAGTATGCGTTGCAAGGCTCGCATTAGGCTGTAACCGCTTGCGAGCCTTCAAATTCTACAGATATAACCCCGTCAGATGAAACATTGATTTCAGGGTCAACATACATACACATTTTTTGAAAGACTTTAGTGACACCAGTGGACGCAACATATTTAATCACGTTTCCAAGGCCGTTAGACTTCCAACCACGAACCAATGCTTCATTCTCAACAGTTGATAATAAATCAAAAGAAACCATGCTTTTAGCTGTTGTATAATCCACTGCTTCAATTACGTCCACAGACGTTCCGGCTACTTGTGGGGTAATAACCTTATCCCCAGAACCATCTTTCATACGCAAACTATTCCCTTGAATAGCCACTGACTGGTCATTGATAAATAATTGTCCACCGACTAATGATGTTGCCATATCTTACTCCTATATGTTAAACACTGCTTGTAATACTAAATCAAGTCTTCGCAGCTGAGCAACAAGCGGTACTTTAGCCGTGCTAGTAGCCTTTCCATTTAACAAGTCTAGGCTAATTGTTAAGTTATCCACAAAGTATTTAACATTGTCTTCACCTGCTCGGTACAATAAGTATCCTTCACCAGATAAAATATTGTACAATTCTACCAGCTTGCCACGAATTGCGTTTTCATTTACCATGTTATACCCAGTAACCAACGAACCGTCAGTCAATCGGCTTTGACTGTAAGCTGATTTCAAATTGTTAAAAATAAACTCAGCACCAGCAGATGTCACATCCACGTTGTTTAAGAACTGGTACGTTTTATCTACATTCCCAGCAGCGTCAGTTTTGTAGGTTGTATAGACTTGCCCCAAGACAACACCATTGCCAGCGACGTTATTGCCAATCACAAAACCACCAGCCTCGTTAATTTCAGATTGCTCAGACTTAGCCCACCCCTTACCAGTATCAAGAATCGGCAATGTTAAAGGCGTGTTCATGTAAGGCAGTGATGCTGTGTGAGTACCACCCCTTGCGTCTAAATTTGAAGCAATAACAAACTGCGCTATATTCGCACCATCTGTAAGCCTTAACGCCCTAACAGCCCCAATTTGTGCTGCAATCACATCATCTAATTCAAATATAGATGAACCCTTATACAAAGTATCATTTACAATACCCTGAGCATTGACAATCAATGATTGTGAATTTCTAGCATTTAAAAATGTTTTTAGGTTAGCCAATGTATCTGTTTTCGATATTACACAAACACCATCAATAATTGCATTGTCCTCGTTCCACCGTGGGTCTAGCAATGAAGTCGTGCTTGTATGAGAATCCGCAACAACTGTTACATCGTAGTTTCCAGGGAAAACAATAGTTTGGTATCGTGTTTCACCAATTACATCAAACAATCCAGTTAATACTGGGTCAGTCGCCCCGCCTGTCATAGCCGTGACACTTGGCGTAACTCCACCAACAATTCCTTTTACTTCTAAACCAATCCCATTGCCGTATGTACCAGCATTGTTAGCGGTCAATGTTACCGTTCCAGTTGTGTTAGATGCTGAAACAATCTTGTGAGCATCAGCGTTAATCAAAGCAACTAATGCATCCCCGATTTCTGTTGCTGTATCCCCTGATGCAATAGATACACTGTATTTATGGTTAATCCGTGAGCCAATCGACACAACCAACGCTCCGGCTTCTGTAGCTGTCCCAGAAAATGCAACCGAGCCAGTAGCCTGAACCCCTGATCCATTGTCATCTAATGGGATAACATCCAATCGAGTGACTTGGTTTACTGATTTAAACGCCTTAACCATTTCAGCAACCTGAGACCCCTTCCCAAAATTACCAATCTCAACATTAGCATTACCAACACTTTCAACCAAAGAACCACTTGTGTAAACCGAACCTGTTTGCTGACCAACAATCAACACCTTTTGTGGAGCATTGCTAATTGACTGCTCCGCTGGTGCCTTGGTTATGTTAATAATAGGATTACTGACTGTCATTTAATACCTCACTTTTTTCATCTTTTGCAATTTTTTTACGAACAACTTTTTTTTCTTCAATTATTTCTACGCAATTATCAAATTGAGCATCGTTTAATCGTTTGCGCCAGTAGCTATTAACTGGTACACCATCTACCGCTTCAACCTCTACAATATCACCTGCTTCATGCAATGCTAGATTTCTGTTTAATTTTAATTTCATACAATCGATTATATCACAACAAATTAAAATTATTTTCTTTTACATTTTCACAATTGTCATTTTGGAATGTATTCTCAAAACTTCTAAATGCCACGGTTTCAGTATTTGTATATGTATCCCCAGAATTATACATAAACTGACTTGTATCCTGCACATAATTTGCTGTCTGCGTGCTTAATATAGTTTCAGTTGTTTCAAAGCTGTATAAATAAACAAGATACGCATCATTATAGCTAATTGCCCCATGCCCTAATGGCACCATTAGCGTGTTGCTTGTATTCGAAAAAAATGTGCTTGGTCGATAACCAGCGACAGTTTTATACAATGACGGTAAAATGTTAAACGCCAAATCTATAGCCTTACTGCCTGTCAACTCATTAACTGTTGGAATAAATAAATAAAACGAAAAATTATTTACCAACTTTAAATAAAATTGCTCCGTTGACGTTGTCTCGCTATTCGCATCATTTTGGGTGTTCCTGTCTGCTGATGCATCAGACCCTTCTGGAACAATAAATAAGAACGGTGTATTGATTTTCTTATCTGTATACAATTTTATAGCTCGTTCAAGCGTTGCCACTGCTGAAATCTGCAACCCTGTCACAAGTTTCATGTCAGAGCCAGAGCCAGCCGTCAATCGGTCGTTATTAAGTATAAACTGAAATTTGTTTGCATCTAAAACTGCGCTAACCTTGTGCCAACCATTGAAACCAACAGAATGAAAGGTGTGTAGCGTTCCTGTAGATTGTACTGGTGTTCCTGTGACATTAAATGTAAATGTAGTTGAACTTGGGACACTTGTTATTGTTTTATCACCATTGTACGCACCCTCAGTTGACGATATATTGACTTTGTTTATGTATGGGTATGACAAGTCGTGATCTGTAGCGCAAGTGGCTGTAGCAACACCATTTACGGTTGTTATATCTGTTATTTGAATATCTGTTTTTATTCCAGATAGCAACAAATTGTCGCCAACTGATAATCCGTGTTGTATACACGAAATTGTAACATCATTGCCAGACTTTGTTAAATCTGTTATTGGCTTGGATACGCTAAGATTGCTGTTGTATAAAGGCAGTATGCTTTGTACATGAGTGACTAATTCACTTAGGTTCATGCCTATATAATACTACATTGCAATAGCGTTATGATATGTATTTTAAATCCTTACCAGAAACAATATCCAAAACAATAGACTCGTGATACTCTATTGCCTTTTCTAGCCCATAGTTTGGGCAATTTGTGAATTTAACTGAATAGCCATCATAACATTCAACCCTTGTTTCAAAAATAGGGTAATAACCACCACCCCCTCTGTGCCTGTCGTCATCGTCTTCAGCGCAATCAGCATCATCTAAACTAGTAACTATGTTATACTTTTTGTTTTCTTGGGTTTCATATTTTAAAACAGAAAATTCAGAATGCATCACAACAGTCCCATTACCATACTTATCTTCCAAACGGGCATATAGCTCATCATTAGGACATTCAACACAAACCTTCCTGTCCTTTATATAAAAAAAACAAGGCTCCCACGTTTGTTCAAGCGAAAACTCCCACTTTTTATAAGTATCACGATCACATTCTACCAAATTATCATTTTTATCAATATAGAAATAAGCATACATAATTAACTCCCTAAATTACCTACTAAAATAATCATACTAGCACATGCATAACGACGAATCGCACCCCCTAATACATTTGCTTCGGTCAACAGTTTTTGCATCGCCGTGCGTCTCGACATTAGCGTTGCCGAACATATAAACCGTTGACTTCCCAAACCCCCAAACCTTTTCAGCACTGTAAACACTCGCTTTTGAATTTTCGTGACAAAAAATCACAGGGGCTTCATCTAAAGAACCGTATGATTTAACACTCGAAGCCCCAAAAGCATGAACAACTACATTGTCGTGGACATTAGCCTCCGAGCAATCAAACAGATAAACGACTGCGTCCCCCCAAACGTCCACCCTCGATTCACCAAAAATATACAAAACCCCACCCTCAAGTTCAGTAAAACCATATTCATCTATATCCAAGTCATACAAAGGCATTTTTTTGCCCATATCATAAAATATTTCTTGTTTAGTCATTTTTACTCCTTGTGTTAAACAATCAAACTATAGTTATTATATATTGTCAATGACAATTAGTCAAACGTATAATAATTACAATTACCAGACCGTTTCCCTTTTTTGAAAAATACACTAAATACTAAATAGACTAAAGCCAAAATCGCCATAATATCATAAAAATTAATCAAAATAGAAAGTATTACAGAAAAAAATATACCAACAAATCTTGTGCATCCAAAAAGCAGTATTAAAAACAAAAACAGGGAAAATAGAACATGCTTATTAAACACCAAACACCCTATCAATTTCTTGTTCAATATATCGTTCAATTTTCCCAGCATTGCTCTCTATAGCCAGCCACATTGCCGGACGATTTAACGATTTCGGGTCTTCCAAATACTGGACATAATCAACGCTGTTTTCAAAATATAGACGATTCTCACCGTGAACCCTAAATGACAACCCCCTTCTAGCTTTACCGCTTCTATTCGCCCATGATTCACCATCTTGACTAGCTTTAATCCTTCGCCCTTTGTATCTATATACTCGCCCAGATTTCTTTTTTAAAATCGCATCACTCGCACTTTTACGCAATAGCTTGCCTGAGAAATATAAAGCGTTACGCATTGCACGTCTGGTTTTTTTTGGCATTTGCTTAATTTCAAACACCACCCTTTTACTTTTTCGGTCTAATTT